ATGAAATTTAAAATATTATTATTAAGTTTTATTGCCACCGGTTGTTATGCTAATGAAAGTACAGCTGACCCAGATATTTGTAATATCGTAAAAAAGGTCGCTTATAACGTGATGGAAGCACGGCAGCAAAAAGTACCAGCACAAGATTTACAACAAATTGCTGATGGGCTGGCAGATGAAGAAGCCAAGCAGCTTTATCAAGACTTAATTAGCTCAGCTTATGCTGCCAAAGTATTTAAGACAAATTTCTTTAAACGCCGAGCAATTGAAGATTTTCAGGCAGGATGGTATGAGGAATGTTTACGTAGAAATGAATAATAATTAAAAAAAATAATGAGTATTTAATTTTAAGAACAACTAATTAGTTAAGAGAATAAAAAAATAGACTGACAGGTCTGTCTAGGTATTTTAATTTGAAAATAAAATTCGAATTTATAGGTATTTATTTAAAAATAAATGCTCCGAAGATGCCGCTGCATGTCGTTACCCTTGAACCCTAAAGTTCAGCGGGGTTTTAATGATTCTAACAATACAATGCAATATTAAGCAATACCTAGCGATATTAAAAAATCAATATTTTTAATAATTTATATTAAAACAATACAATGCAATATTACACAATCTTTAGCAATACAAAAATAGTCTATTAATAGTCTATTTTCAAAAATACGGTCTATTTTTCAGGTTTAAGTCTATTAAAGGTCTATTTTAAATGATTAAAAAAGCGGCAATTAGCCGCTTATGCTGTGTGTGCCATTTTGTTTTGTTCAATATACGCCAAAACATCAGCCTTCACATAATTTACCTGACGTTTGTGTGGTTTCGAAAAGGGAATACCGCCGCCTTCACATCTTTTCTTCTGCAACCATGGTAAAGATACGTGCATTACGATTGCAACCGTTTCAGGTGGGAAAGTCTGATTATCAGCGGCTTCCCAAAATTCTTTCTTGGCAGCCTCTTTTTCTGCATGTGTCATACGATCTAATTTAGTTAAACGTGACATATAAATCTCCTTAATGCTTCAACTCATTACGTTCTTTCTTCAATTGACGCAAAAGGTTGTGAAGAGTAACGGTTACAGCTTTATCTAAACTTTTAGTTGAATGGAATTCGGCAAGCTGAGAAAGTGCTAAACCAAAAATGTGGTATGCAAAAACCTTTGCAGCCTCAGGATTATTTTTGAGAAGCTCCTCAGTACTTGGACAAATGATTTTTTCAAAAATATGAACAGCTACCTGATCCGGAGTACCTTCAATACGGCTAGGGCTCAAATTAACTTCACCAATAACTTTGCTCATTGTTGAGAATCCTCACTTAAAATTTCCCATTCACCCCAATCGCCCAAATAACCAGATTTTGAAATGCTTGTTGTAATCACTTGACCATCATCACAAGTTACTTTCATTCGATTGGCATCTATGCGAACAGCTTTATAAACAACATCCATTTGTAAATTTGCTGGTAAAGGACTTGAGCCATTTACAGATTTAATTCTTACTTCCATTTTTAAGCCCTCAAATATTCTTCTTTAGTCCACTCAACAAACTCTTTATAAAGTTGTTGAGCTGGTTTATTTAACCGGTTGTGATAGTCGATCGTTATGCGGCGCCAAGTGACTGGTACCGCATAATGCTTGGTTAGAAACATTGCTTGATCCATGCCTTGCCGGACTATTACGTAGCCCAGCAATTGCAAGTAGTACATAAAACCAAGCATGTGTTTTTGGCTCACTTTCTTGTACTGATCTTTCATATTAGAAGCCATCCACTAATAGATGATCAGGGTCTGCTTCTGGTTGAGAAACTGCTGGATTTTCTAACTCATAGCGGCGTTTCTTAACAAAATCCATGAGTCGTGATTGAATCTGTGGATCTCGTGCGGCCACATCTATTTCCAAAGCATCCAATGTTGTGAGGTCCGGTGCAGTTTGGATTTGAACCATTAAAGAGGGTGGCTCATTAGCAGATGCCTTTTCTTTTTCTAGCTCTTCAAGACGTTTGTGAGTGGCGAGAAGGATAGGCTTCATTTGTTCGTCATCCCATGTGCGGGTATAACGATAAACCGCATTTACTTCTGCAGGTGTTTTTGACTCTTTTACACGCTGTAGAAGAGTATCTAGGGTTTGCTGATATTCTGGATCTACTTTAGGCTCGTTAGTTTCTGGAACTAATAGATCCTCGGATGATGAAACATAAGGCCCCTCAGTAACAACAATTGCACTATCGAGATCCTCTTTTAAATCTTTAGTAGGCTCTTCAATTACTGTTTTTTCAGTATTAACCTGAGGTGATTTCTCAACTTCATTTTCTAAAGGCTTTTCTTCTTCAACTTCATCAGTTGGCTTGTTCAGAAGTTTGAGCATATCTTCAGCAAACTCACCACCACTGACTTTAATAATCGCGCAGCAATGAGCAAAAGCATTATCAAAACTTGAGTGGACTTGGCCATGCTGAAGCATGCGTAATTGTCCTTTTGAACCATTCCACTTAAACTGCTGCACACCTAATTCAACAGTTGGACTTGGGTAAGAGCAAGTAGAACCTTTAGCAGGCGCTTCTTTTAATGGTTCAGGTACCTCAAATTCGCCAATAAAAATAGTTCTAGGCTTTAATTGAAATTCGAATTTATCAAAAACATCAAAGCCAAAGTCATAAGGGTTAAATGGTTCCCAGCCATTACGCTCAGTATTATTTACTAAAAGTAATTCACCGTTGGCCCAAGCAAGTTTGGCTTCAACTTTATTTAGAATTTTCATGCTGTCATCCCCGTTTTCGCTAAGGTTTCAATTTCTTGTTTAACTGCCTTAAGTTTTGCTGCTTCAATTTGGATAAGGGCATCTATGCCGAAGTGTTCACAAACTGTTTTCACATCTAGGCCGCGTTCAGCTATGAAGTTTTGAAGTTCATCTCTTTGTTGATCTGAGATACCGTTAAATTCTGGTGGACTAATCCAAGTGCCACGTTGCTTATCAAACGTGCAATTCAATGCTTTAGCTCTCATTAACATTGTTTGGCGCATGTTCTGGTAATACATGTGTTCTTTATCAAGCGACTCAGTTAATTGATTAAGGTCACCTGCATGCTCTGCTTCCTCACAGCTTTGTTTCCAGTTTTCTAGCTCTTCTTGGGCTTTAGCTGCTGCAAGTTGTGCAGGCGTTAAGGTGTTAATGTGGTCTTTAGCTTGAGTAATCAGGTCAGCCAAGAAAGTAGGATGTGCTTTAAGATCTGGTACCCATACTTCACCGGTTTCACCGCCTAAAGCACCTGAGTTTTTCGCATGATGTGTAGGCGAAGGTTTGAAATTAATAACGCGGGCATTTTTACCTTCACCAGTAGTAACAGTTGTTAGATAACCCATGACATCTGCGATACGGTAAAGCTCGTTACGGTTTTTACCACCTAGATCTGGTCGGTAAATAATTTGATCACCGTTTTGATCTTCTGATGCGTGTGCAATGAAAACAACATCTTTACCTAAACTGATCAAAGTATTGATGTATTGCTTGAACGTTTGGTTCGCTAAACCTTGAGCCTTTAACTTTAAAGAGCCATCTTTTTGACGGTTATTAGCAGTTAGCAATAGATGGGTTTTAATGCATTCAAGCATTGCACCCACGGTATCAATGACTACGGTTTTATATGGTGCTAAGTCCTGCGGAGTAAGGTTTGCAACATCACTCCATTGTTGAACCTGTACAACCGCACCACGACGTAATTCACCAGTACGGTGAGCACCACGGTCAAAGTCAAAAGAAATTGCTTTTTCCGCAGTAAAGCCCATCGATGATTTACCTAAACCCGGATCAGCGTATAGGTACACAATAATTGCTTGAACCAATAAAGTTTGGTCAGCAGTAATAATCGGTAGAGCCATTATTCTTATCCTTATCTTGAGCCTGTAAAACCGCGTTTTTGCTTATATGCTTTGCGGTCATAAGTAGGGATATTTGTTTCACGCAGTTTTATAGCGAGCTGCTTTCTGCGCTGAAAATCGATTTCTTGGGTGAGTTCATTCCAAACTTTTGGATAAGAAGTTTGGAACCTGAACACATTTAAAGGCGTCTTAACTCCGTCTTTAACTTTGTAAAGAACTGAGCCATTAGCATTAGATGCGTACACTTGCCAGCCAATGCGAACACAGTAGAGGCCCTTATCATCACGGCCTAAAAATGACTTGTAGCCGTCAGGGTGTTTTTTGAAATTAGTCATCTTTAAGCCTCCAACAACTTGTTACGTTCGATGAAGCCTTTTAGAAGGCCATTGATGTTTCGGATGTCTTCAAATTCGGTGAAATCGTTATATGACTTACCATTAACATCAGTAATTTCATTTACTGTGAGTTGAGTAATTTCAACAGCAGTGAATTCAGAACCCGGAACGCCGTAACTGTCTGGATGAGCTTCAAAATCAAAGCTAACGTTTAAACGGAAACTATCTAATTTGATTACGGCAACGCCAGAATGTTTACCTGTTATTTTTGCGGTTAAAACCCCGTAAGTACTTGGTTGAGTTTTAGGTGTAAAAAGAGTAGGTGCTTCTTTTGTTTGGAAAGCTGGCTGCAATTGGCAAGCAACTAAAGAACCACCAGAAATTGCAAGAGCAGCCATGCTGACAAATGCAAAGGAGTTGAAAAGGGTAGCTTTTACGTTCATAATTGATCTCGCAGTTTGCAAAAGCACATCGGACCTGGGGAGGGGCGGTGTGCTTTTTTGATGTCTACGAGATAAATATAAGAAAACTTAGTTTCATTGTCAATAAGAAATCTTATTTTAATTTAAGAAAGCTTACTTTTATGCTTTAATAGACAAAAGAAAACCCACCGTGGAGGTGGGTTGGGTGGGGTTACCGTGTTTTATTTTTTTGGTGATTTCAATTGTTCTAATTGGTGTTTTGCATGCTCTGCTATATTTGAATAATCCTCAATAAGAACTTCTAATAATTGCTCATTTTCCAAAATTGGCACAAACATCTGAGATATTGCTGATAAAAAAGTTGTAGTAGGCATTACTACGGTCACAGACTCATTAACTAGAGTATGAGTAGAATCCGATTCATCAGCCGATAAAGCACCAAAAGTTAAGCGTGTAGTGTGTGAATTCATTTTAATTTCTGCTATTTCATCAGCATAAATAGGTGTTTTATCTGATCTATTTATTTTTTTTGGCTTTGAAGATAGATCTGTAACACTATGCTGGATTTTATTGCTTGATAACATATTTTAAACCTTACTCAAAAGTAAATTCTTTGATTTCGATACTTTGTGCTTTTGTAGCACTAAACCAAGTGGTATGACTGTTAGAGCCAACGGCAATTTCACGAACTTGTGTATTTAAATTTGGTGTTGATGCTGTTAGAACTCTTTCTTCAAACAATATTTTTTTAACCTTTTTAAATGTTGCAAACTCTATTTGACCAGAATTCCATGGTTGGTATGGTTTGGTCATAGAACTATTATAAAAAGCAATATCAACATCATAACCAAGAGCATTTGCAAATGAGCAAATACTCTCAATAGTGAGGTTGGAGTCTCCTGACAATATTCTAGTTACTCTGCCTTTGCTAATATTGCAAGCTTCCGCCATTTCTGAGCGTGACTTCCCTGAGTGCAGCATAAGCGCATTGAGTGCTGAAGCCCATTGAATTTTTTTTACTTCAATTGCAGAAAAATTAGAGATTGTTTTACACATTACTTTTTTATTATTCATATTATTCTCTCCTGAAAACCTTTAGGATTATTGAAAAATGGTAGCAAGGCATCTCCAATCTCTTTAATTTTGGGGTTTTGATGTAGATTACTATCTTCACGTTTCGTTAGTATTCGTAGAACCATTATCGCTTTACTATGATTCATATAACACCAATAAATACGCACTGCACTTTTCCTAATTCGTAAGACATTAACATCAACTGTTTTGTGGGCATTTTGAATTCTGAAGCCAGATTCATGACATGCTGTACTCGAGTAAAACCCTTCTAGTGGTAGCCCGTGATATGCGTTTTCATTTAACTGAATTAAACCTTTTCGTGCATGTTTAGCACTTGCAGGATCGGACTGTTCTATACTAGAAATATCCTGATTTAAATAACAATTTCTAAAGTCTGCATAAGCCGAAGCATGAAAAACCCTGTAACTCTCATCAGTATCTTCAGGTAAAACCAATGGCTCTGGAAAACCAGTTGCCAATCTCGTAAAGTGTATATTCATGTTAGTTTACTTATAAGTCAACAATTTTGCAAAATACTGGTTATGGTTTTTGACGATTACTCATCATAAATTTGCGATTATTTACAAATTACTGTTTCATCTCCATGTAATTTTAAAGCGCAAAATCCCACAAAGCGGGGTAATAGCTGACATTAGTCAAATCCAAGACCTTGCTAACCTTGGATGGAAAGACCGACTTATCATCGGTCTTTTTTTATTATTTAATTTTCTGTCCAAGCTTTCCTTATTTTACCAACTGCACTACTTGTTCATTTGTAAGGACTGGAATAAAGACTTTATCACCAATGTCCTTTGAGAGGATCTTCACTTCTTCGGCTGTTAGCACCAAAGCTTCACCATGTTTCGCAGCATCATTGATGCGAGCAATAATCTGGTTGATTGGTCGTTTTGAATTGTCCATAAGTCTTCCTGTGATTAATGCGAATAAGGATGTTCTTGTCTGTGCTGACTTGGTGGTACGATGTCAGTAATAGCTGTAATGCTTTCTACCTCATCCATTTCAAAGAAAAATCGCTCACCACCATTCACAGAAAGCAAGCTTAAAACCCCGCCATTTATGCCAACAAATTCTTTAATTGTGCATCTTCCATCCTTCAAGCATACCTGAACAAACTCATTCGGCACGAGTTCCGCATCTGGATCACAAACCACATACCATCCATTACGGATAGCTGGAAACATTGAGTCGCCAGTGCCTTTAATACCATAGGCTCTTGGTCCTGCTGAGTGAGTTGGAACATACCCATCTCCAGCATTGCCTTCATAACCCATATCTGTGAAATAGCCATCCATGCCCATCTTTGAATAAGCCTTAACAGGAACATATCTTTTTTGGGTGGGGAATGGTTTAACAGGTATTTCAAGAAATTTAACAGCATCTTCGCTATCGGGAATATTGTATTTTTTCTTAAAAGCTTCGATATCCAGAACTTTCAATTGCGCAACAGTGCTATCCAACTTAGGTCCGCTTTCATCTCCATTAGTTATATATGAAGTCGACACTCCGAAATAAGCGGCCATTTTGCTTAA